AAATACTTCGTATGAGTATTTAGTTAGAGAAGGCGAGACCACCCATACCCGATTGGATACGGAGGACGTTGTAGTTCACGGCGAACATGTTAAGGTTCAGCGCGGTAGCGGCAGCCTTGGTCTTGATAGCGACCTGAGCGTTATCAATCCTCGAAAAATTGCAGGTACCGGTCGGTTGATGCTCCTCGGGCTTAAGGGCGAACGAATACGCGTAAACACCGGGCACGGGGGAACCGCTGTGGTGCTGGAAGGGCTGCACGGCGTTGAAGTACTTGCCAGTCTGCTCCTTGAAACGGTCCTGGCCGTTGAGAACAAGCTTGAAGGTGTCGATGGGACCGGCGGCCTCCTCAGTCCAGGCAACGGTGCCTCCGTCCGCCGCCTTGGCCACCTGAAGCTGAGGGGCACCTGAAAGGGCGGTGGGGATAGAGGTGGAGGTCGACACCGCGAGGCCGGTAGCAGCGTCGGTGGTCACGACCTCCGTGGAGGACGTGAAGTTCCAGAGGTTGGCGCGAGACACGGAACCATGGTCGGCACAGAAAACCAGCTCCTTGACCGGGTGGTTGTAAGAGAGGCGGATCTGCTTGGTGGAACCGGCAGCGGCCATAGCGTCGGAGCCAGTGTGCTGAACCTGCTCTATCAAATACTCGTGACCTTTCTGGGCAAAACGCCTACGCTCCTCAGTGTCGAGGTAAATGTAATTAGCCCAGACCTTGAAGGTGCTGTTATCAGTATACAGTGAGAACTCGGAAGATAAATCGAAATCCATTCTGACCTCATGGTACTGCAGGGCAATTAGTGGGAGGGCGAGTCCAGGATTGCGGTTAAAGAAAAAAATCAGAGGAAGGAACATCTGACCATCGTCGACCGCGGGGGAAGTCATCTTACCCCAAGTGGCCTTCTTGGACTCATCGAGGTAAAGCTCGGAGTAAAGCCTCCACCAGCGCTGGTAGTGCTTGTCAATACGCTGTCCACCCACGGATAATTCGACATCCTTGATCGCACGCTCAGCGGCCCAGCAGTCGTCGTTGGCATTACCGGCAGTCTTGACGATGGTGCCCTTAGCCTTAAGCTCGACATACATGTCGGAGACGAGGTCACCGTTGCGAGCAATGGTGACGGAAACGCGGCCGGAGTCGGAGGCAGTACCGTTAACGGTCTGCTCGATGTTCTCCATAGCGAAGTTAGTGTGGCGCTTGTAAACCGCCTGGAAAAATGTAACCTTGGGGTTACCTGTCAGATAGACGTCCTGTGCGCCGTATGCCACGAGTTGCATTAAACCACCCGCCATTTTGTATGTTGTTGTACTATACACAGAGAAAATAATTTTGGGTAAAGTGCGAAATTTCGCACGTGATTTTTCCTCGACCTACCATAAATGTCTACACAGCCTGAGACTATCGAACCCGAAACCGAGACCGAATCCGAATCCGAATCCGAAATTTTACCCGACCAGGAGGTCGACCTCACCGAGTACGATCCTGAGGATTTTCCCGATGATGACGATTTTTCACCCATGGAAAATTTACTTGGTCAAACTCTTACCACCTCCGAGGGCGACACCGTGTGCAGTGCTCTAGTATACATTGGACAGCAGATGGAAATTCATAATAAAATTTTTATCAAACTTCTCAGTATTCTTCAGAAGAAAAATGAGGCTTAGAAAAATGAATCCTAATATTAGAAATGCAGGGGTCTGGTCAGACAATGCACGTCATCGACGACACATACAATCTTCATGATCATAATAGCACTTTCTGGACTGAGAATATTATGAAAATGGACATAGATCAACTCATGAAGGTAATCATCCAACCCTCTGAGAAAAAGCTGAGAATTAACGACAAGCTCAGTGCATCAGAGTCTCTTAACATAGGTTTTGACCTGTTTTTCGACCCTTCCCAACCAAGGGAAAAGGGTCTGCCCGTACAAATTGATATCAGTGAAGTCGAACGCACTCGTACATTCATGATAGATCGTTTATGCGAAGCGTATCACCGCTCGTGTGCCCTGGAAAAGGATAGCGAATGTGACTTCGACGACGACGAAATCAAAGAAGTTACACTGGCTATTCGTATTAACAGGATGATCGATCGCATCCAAGATGCATGGAGGGTAACATTCAGTGTGTATCGTATACACGATTTCTCGAATAATCCCAACGCCGTACCCGTGGATCCGGAATCCGACCCATCTATTTACAGGGCGTCTACGATTAAGGATGTCCAGGAATTGAAACCTTTTCAACAGGCTATGTTACAGCTGCTAAAGGATTTATATGATAGTCAGATCAAGAGATACAAAGAGCAGTGTTGTAGGGAGATTAAAACAAAAGATGGGGCGAGTACCCGAGCATGGGAAGTATTTGAAAGTATTCAAGATTACGTATATTCTGTTGGTAAAAAGGAACAATGGTATGAACTATGGAAAAATATGACTATGAGTCCTTCTACCCATAGTGATCTCATTCGTCATCTTTCTAAGACGAGAGATATGCAATTTCCCGAAATTAAGAAGCATCGACAGGTATGGTCTTTCACTAACGGTATCTTCATCGGCAAGGAGCTTGTACCCGACAAGTCTACCGAAGAAGACAAACACTACCGGGCCGTTTTCTACCCGTACACATCAAAGGAGTTTAAGACGCTCGATCGGACTATCGTCAGCTGCAAATACTTCAATCAAGAATTCAGCAACTATAACGATACCGACTGGAGGAATATCCCTACACCTAATTTCGACAAGATCCTAAAGTACCAAAAGCTCGATAAGGATGTAATCGAATGGATCTACGTTCTTTGTGGACGTTTGTGTTTTGACGTAAATGAAATCGATAAATGGCAATGCATCCCCTTCCTAAAGGGGGTGGCCCAATCCGGTAAATCCACTATTATTACGAAAGTCTGTCGCAAATTTTATACATCGGATGATGTGCGAACACTTTCGAATAACGTGGAAAGAAAGTTTGGCTTGTCTTCTATTTACGATTCGTACATGTTTATCGCACCGGAGATTAAGGGTGATTTAGCACTTGAACAGGCGGAGTTTCAATCTGTGGTGTCTGGTGAAGATGTTTCGATTGCAGTGAAACACGAAAAGGCTAAAACTTTCGTGTGGAAGTCTCCGGGTATTCTGGGTGGTAACGAGATTCCCGGGTGGAGAGACAACTCTGGTAGCGTTTTGCGACGTTTGATTACAGTTGACTTTAGGAAGAAAGTTAGGGAAGCGGATCCGACTTTGGAGGATAGACTCGAAGAGGAACTTCCAAACATCCTCCAAAAGTGTGTGAGAGCGTATCTTGATAAAGCACAGGCCCATAAGAATGACGCCATTTGGAACATTCTTCCACCGTACTTCGAAAAGGTCAAGACACAAGTTGCGGCGGCTGTCAGTCCTCTACTGAGTTTCATGGAATCTCCTCACATTGAGTATGGCGAAGATAAGAAGTGTCCCCTATCTTTCTTCAAGGATGAGTTTGCCGCTTTCTGTATGAAAGAGGGTAAGTCACGAACGATCAATTCTGATATATGGGCGGGTCCATTTGGTGAACGTGGTATCGGTGTTGAAAAGCTGAAGGAAGATGAGATTACACTGTATACGAGATGCGGTATCACTCAACACCAACCTAAGACGGGTACAGAGCATAGGAACTCTATGTGGGTTATTGGTCTCGACGTCGTAAACGTAACCCCCCAAGAAGTGATACCTCAACAACAGGTACACGTTGAGACATCAATTTCAACTCAGACGATGGTTGATACGGATGGACAGGAGTTAGACGATTAAAATGTTTACTTAATATATGGGTTTATTCAACGAATTTGAAAAAAATAATGTTTCACCAACTACATCCCAAAATTTGATACGACAGGCCCCGTATCTCACTAATCGCGAAAAAAATAATCTAAGGGTCAACGCTACCAGACTCAAACAAAACAATATACAAACGAGAATAAATAGAATGGTTGGTAATAAACTGAAGGCCGCGAACCTTTCAAAAATGAAGATGTCACCTCTTCAAATTAGCGTCTTTAACGGTATGGTTAATTTAGATGCTAAGAAGGGTAACTATAACGTAAACGTCGCGGAAATTCTGTATAAGAAACCAATTAAAAGACGTCCCATCACGCCTGGGTCTAATTTCGAAATCGAGGTAAGTGCGATTAAATTGTTATACGGGCGTATGCAAATAGGAGCTAAGCATACGGCTACAGTCGTGCCAAATAAAAATGCGAAAAACAGACATCGATACTTCGTAGCTCAAATCGATGGTTTCGTGTATGAAGGAGGTAAGAAGCAAAAACTACTGATTAAAATTTACACGAATGGTAAGATGCAAATTGCGGGTGGTATCATCAATAACAACTCGAGGCAGCCAGAGATGATTCGCAAATTCATAGTGGATAACTATGCACCCAAGTATAAGTTTTTATACAACCCTATTCGCTACTCTACACTTGTAGGTACGTTTCAAACACAGGGTGTTATTAACTTAACCATGGTTGCACGGGCTTTCGCCAAGTCTCGCAATATCGATTACGAACCCGAGCTTCGCCCCGCTTTAAAGATGACGTATTATGGAAATAATTTTCAGCTTTTTAGATCTGGTAAAATACAGATTATGGGTGCTAAGACTGTTAAAGCCTTACACGATGCATACAATCCCATAGGATACGACTTAGTAAAGACCATGTGGGTTATGGGTATGATGAAGGAATCTGCGAACACAGGTATGATGGCGAAGAGGAACTCTCTCCCCGCCGCTCGCGTAAAAAATGTAGCCACCGCATTGAACGCTAAGAATACCAATATCAAATACTTCAATAAATCGAACTCGAAGAATGGTAAAAATGGTATACGGGTGGGTCCACGTAAATGTCTCACCGTCGCCCGACCAAAGCTGGTCGCAGTCGCGGAAAAGATGGGTATTGTTGACATCACAGGTAAGACGACAAAACCCGCCATTTGCGAGAAGATCAAGAATCGTGCATTTGGAACCTTTAAAGTTGGTAATAAACCATGCCGTGCACACAAGAAGGAGGAACTCGTACAAATAGCCATCGCTCGAGGTATCAGTGTAATTGACGGTGATACTGTGGACACGTTATGTAAAAAGCTCCAAATTCCTAGACCCGTAGCCCCTAAGAGAAAGGGTAGAAAGCCTAAAGAGATAGAACCTGCTAAAAGAACGGCAAATATTGCAAAGAAGATGGATAAGCGTCGTCTAACGAATAAAGCTATCAAGGAAGATATTAAGGAATTATACGGTAAGCGATGGCTAAAGAAGTATAAGAATGTTATGCCTTCTTTAAATTCGGATGTCGCCGATATGAAAAAGGTGATCAATGCCCTCAATCTCAAAAAGAATAAGAAGAATGGATTACATTTTAAAACCAATGTTAATAAGGTTAAACGTGATACGGTGCGTACATGGAAGTTTCAGCGCACGAAACAGTTGAATAATAAGTTGAACAATCTTAACAATAACCTCGCCAAGGAACTCGAGAACGTGATGAACGTGGCCACACCACCTCCGAAGAAAAAGAATTCCCCGCGCTTCCCCAAGGGTACGGTTGTAGAACAATTATAAAGAATAGTCGCTATATAGATACATGAATGATAGTAGACAACTATTTGTTGATCACGTCAACACGGTATATAGACACAGTGAGTTTCGCGTAGACGAAGAACATCCTCGTTGGGATAAACGTATACGCGAAACACTCCTCGACAGTGTTTTTTATACTATTTGTGCGTATATACGCAAAGAACGCGACTCCGACAATGAATGGGGAATGGGCAAACTGGAGCGAGAGTTTTTATGTTCATGGGACTTTGTGGAGGCGGCCGATGAACACAAATGGATAAATGAAAATAGAGAAAGATTGGACGACACGTGGTTAGTCGTCTACATGTTTGACAATATTACCCGAATGACACCTGGACCGCATCGACGCGCGTTATTGTATATGCTTAACATCTTATATTTTGAATTATAACTTTATGGGGTTCGGCTATTTGTTTTAAGAGTGCCACGTGGTACTCAAAATCATATGGTTTAAACTTTTCTTTGATTTCGTCAGATAAAGCATACCCTTGGTTTCTCCGCGAAACACCTGTACACACAGTCATCCGAACCAATCGCATAAATTGATCTTCTAACATAATAAACTCCTTCAATTGGTCGGGGTGCACACCATCGTATTTCATTTTTTCGTATGTACGCTTCGACGCGCCTGCGGAAACATGAAAAAACCCGGTTTTATATCCGAGCACACCAACCTCCTCCCCTT